CACTTCCTCCTGAAGGAATTACAAAAATAGATTATTATAATAGCGATATACCAAGTGCTAGACTTACTATTCCATTTTTATTTCCAATTTTATATCCAGTAGAAAAATATGGAAGAACTGGAGTAATAATGGGAATAAGAGCAGATGAAAGTTTAACTAGGTATCGTGCAGTATCTCAAAGAGTACATGAAAATTATATTATACAACCAAAAGAAACAATTCCGATGGAAGAAGTGATAGAAAGAAAAATAGATGTTACTAGATTTAATTTAAGGTCTAATAAACAAAAGAACTTGTCAAATAATGTTGGAAACTATTTTAAAGTCTATCCAGTTTATGATTGGACAACGCAAGATATATGGACAGCTCCAAATATGTTTGGATGGGATTATAATACTTCATACGACATTATGGAAAAGTGTGGCATAACTCATTCTGCTCAAAGATGTGCTCCTCCTTTTGGGGAAGAACCTCTAGAGGGATTATGGATGTATCATGAATGTTTTCCTGACATTTGGGATAAAATGAGTACGAGGGTTCAAGGTGCTAATACTGCTGCAAGACATAGTTTAACTGTTTTATATTCAAATAGAAAAAATCCTGAAAAACCTGATGGAATGGAATGGATAGATTATTTAAGTTATTGGATTAGAAAGTTTCCACCAAAAGAGGCAGAACATATACAACATAGAATTAATGAATTAATATCTCAACATCAGAAAAAAACTCCTGACCCTATTTTAAAAAAGACACCACATCCAACGACAGGCATAAGTTGGGAATACTTATTAAAAATAGCAGTTAGGGGAGATTTAAAAAATAGAAAACAAGCACCATATTTTTCTAGTGCTTATGTTGATGAGTTTGAATCAAGAAAACAAATGTACGCAAAGGAGTTAGCAGATGTCCAAAGAGCAAATGCCAATAAGCAAAGTTGAGTGGGTTAAGGTCGAAGAATTAAAGGCAAATGACTATAATCCAAATCATGTTGCACCAGTAGAGTTAAAATTATTAAAAGTTTCATTAATAGAAGATGGATGGACTCAACCAGTTGTTATTAGAGAAAATAATGAAATTGTAGATGGGTTTCATAGATGGACTTTATGTCGTAAAGATAAAGATGTGTTTAAAATGACTGATGGATATGTTCCAGTTGTTAGATTAAAAGAAAAAGATATTTCCAATCAAATGATGAGTACAATTAGACATAACAGGGCAAGAGGTGTTCATGGAGTTATGTTAATGGCAGATATTGTTCAAAAGTTAAAAGATGAAAACAAAGTACCTGATGACATTATCCAAGAGAAGTTAGGCATGGAAGAAGAAGAAGTGGAAAGATTACATGACCAATCAGGAATGACTAAAAGGGGTTCTAAACAGGAATTTAATACAGGATGGCGTCCAAAAAGATAAAAACAAGTCCCAATGGGGACCAAACATTTTATATATCTGCTCTTAAAAGAGATAATGCAGAGTTAACCAGAATGAACCAAGAATTAATGAAAAAATATGCAGTTAAAACATCTGATAAAGTTGTTAATGATGTTATTGACAGAATATTTGTAAGACACATGCAAGGCATGGAAAAATTTAAAGTTACTATGTCGCAAAACTCAAAAACAATTCCTCAATGGATTGAAGATGTTATTGAAGAACAAATAGACTCAATAAGTTATTTATCTACATTAAAAGATAGAGTAGTTGAAAGAGAAGAAAAGTTATTAAAAGAAATTGATATGAAAAATGATGAACTAACTATATTACAATTACAATTAGATAAAGCAGTAGAAAACAAATGTAAATGTCCTGATACAAATGGCAAAAAAGAAAAAAAGTAATTTATATGCAAAAATTGAACATATTAGTAATGCAAGATTTAAAAAAACTACTATTGGTGGCAATCCTAAACGCTATAAAAAATCTACACTTAACAAACACAAACGCAGACAGTTAGGTGTATGATATATGAAAGTATTTTTTCTGTATTTATTAATAGTAACTTCTGATAGTTATTATTGGATTAAAATTCCCTTTGGTTATACTTTAAGACCTATAACTTGCGAAGAAGCATTTTATAAAAGTGTTACTCATGAAATACCATTTACATTTTATAAAGGAAAAGTTGTTGGGATGCATTATTGTAAAGATATATTGGGAAACTATTATTGGGGATATGAAGAACAATTAGATTATGACTTACGATAGAAGATTTATTACTCCAAGAGAGCAAAATACAATAAGCTCTCTCATGTTAAAAAAGGGCGTGAACGACAAAGCCATTTCTAGACGATTTGGACAGTTTAATAAAGTATCATTATTTAGAAGTTTTATGAAAGGTCAAAAAATTATAGAAGAAAATTACATAAAGGAATTAATTACATGGCTAAAATCTCTTTAACAGCAATATCTCAATTATTAAAACTAACTGAAAGAAGAATACAGCAGTTAGCAAAAGATGGTATTATTCCAAAAGCTGATAGAGGGGAATATGATATGATACCAGTTGTTCATGCTTATATTGATTATTTAAAAGCTAAAATAGGTGGAGAATTTAATGCTGAAGATTTGGCTATTAATAGAAATAGATTATTAAAAGCACAAGCAGATTTAGCAGAAATTGAAAAGCAAAAACAAGAGGGGGAATTAATTACTAAAGAGGAGGTCAAAAAAAACTGGCTCAATTTATTAAGTGTGTTAAAAACAAAGTTATTATCTATGCCTAATAAACTTGCACCAGTTGTTATCACTTATAAAAATGTTAATGAAATTAAATTAATAATAAAGGATAAAGTACATGACGCACTCTACGAGATTGCAGGAACAGACCTTACCAAAAACGACAAAAGGAATGTCAGAAGTAATAAGGTCAAGCCTAAATCTATTAAGACCGCCTCCCAGTCTAACAATAAGTGATTGGGCAAATAAGTTTCGTATCTTATCGCCAGAAGGAAGTAGTGAAGCTGGTAGATTTGAAACTTCAAGAGCAATATTTCAAAAAGAAATAATGGATGCATGTGCAGACCCATCTGTAAATGAAGTTGTGGTTATGTCATGTTCCCAAGTAGGAAAAACAGAAACTTTATTAAATGCAATAGGTTATTATATTGCTTATGAACCAGCGCCTATCCTTATGGTACAGCCAACTTTAGAAATGGCTAGAAGTTGGAGCCAAGATAGATTGGCTACTATGGTTAGAGATACTCCAATTATAACAGGCAAAGTTGCAGATGTTAAAAGTAGAGATAGTGGTAACACAACACTTCATAAAACATTTGAGGGTGGACATATAACAGCATGTGGAGCAAACTCTCCAGCTTCTTTAGCAAGTAGACCTATTAAAATTGTATTATGTGATGAAGTAGATCGTTATCCAGCTACAGCTGGTGCAGAGGGGGACCCAGTTTTATTAGCAAAAAGAAGAAGTGCAACTTTTTGGGATAGTAAATTAATTATGACATCTACTCCAACTGTTTCAGGTGCTAGTAGAATTGAAAGTGCTTATGAAAATAGCGACCAAAGAAAATTTTATGTTCCTTGTATACATTGTAAGCATAGTCAACTTTTAGAATGGAAAAATGTTAAATGGGAAAAAGACAGACCAGATACAGCAGTTATTGAATGTCCTGAATGTCATAAAACAATGGATAACGCAGATAGAATAAGAACTATATCAAAAGGACATTGGAAAGCTAAAAATAAGTTTACTGGTATAGCTGGGTTTCATTTGAGTGGTTTATATAGCCCATGGGTTTCATTAGAGGAGGCAGTATCAGAATTTTTAATGGCAAAAAAAATGCCTGAAACATTGAGAGTATTTGTAAACACATATTTGGGCGAAAGTTGGGAAGACGCTGGAGAACGAATAGATGATATGGGATTATTTAAAAGGAGAGAAGCATATACTGTTCCTGAAGAAGTTTTAGTAATTACAGCTGGAGTTGACATCCAAGATGATAGAATTGAGATGGAAGTAGTAGGTTGGGGTATGGATGAAGAAAGTTGGAGTCTAGATTATATAAGAATATATGGAGATCCATCAGCACCTAGTATTTGGAATGAATTAGATATGCACCTATCTAAAGTTTATGATTGTATTGATAAAACTAGAATGAAAATAATTTCAGTATGTATAGATAGTGGACACCATACAAATCAAGTTTATAAATTTTGTAAACCAAGACTTGCAAGACGAATATTTGCAATTAAAGGACAAGCTGGAGAAGGTAAAACTATTATTGGTCGTGCATCTAGAAATAACATTATGAGATGTCCTTTATTTCCAGTTGGTGTAGACACAGCAAAAGAATTGATATATTCAAGACTTAATATAAAAGACGCTGGTGCTGGTTATTGTCATTTTCCCATGAAATATGATGAAGAATACTTTAGGCAATTAACAGCAGAAAAAATTGTTACGAAATATAGACGAGGATTTAAAAGACGAGAATGGGTATTAATGAGAAGCAGAAACGAAGCGTTAGATTGCAGAGTATATTCTTTAGCAGCCCTTTCAGTTCTTAATGCAGATTTAAAGATGTTATATAAAAACAAAAAAGGACAAACAGATAAACAATCAAAAGTCAACCGCTCTAGGTTGAGAAACTATCAAAAAAAGAGTAATTTCGTTTCATCATGGGAAAATTAAATTAAATGGCAAACTTATTCACAGATATACCTGAAAAAGAACCAATACAGATTTTTAAAGGCGAAACTGTTGTATGGAAAAGAACAGATATAGGTGTAGATTATGACCCATCTAGTCATTCAATGGTATGGGAGGCATCATTAGAAACAAATGGTTCAACAAGATTTAGTGCAACTGTTACAGAATCAGGAACAGAATATACATTTACTTTAGATAATTCAAATACAGCAAACTATACAGCTGGAGATTATAAATGGTTTTTAAAAGTTCTTCAAACAAGTGATAGCGAAACTTTAATTATAGACTCTGGAAAAATAACAGTTAAAGATAATTATTTTGCAACTACTGGAGATACTCGTTCTCATGCAAAAATAATGGTAGACAAGTTAGAGAGTTTAATTGAGGGAAAAGCTGATAGTGATGTTTCTAGTTATGCTATAGCTGGAAGAAGTCTTAATAAATTAACTCCTGACGAATTAATCACTTGGTTTAATTATTATAAGGCACTCTATCAACAAGAAATAAAAGAATTTAGAATAGGCAATAATGAGGGTAGTGGAGCAGTAATAAAGGTAAGATTTGATGACATTTCGTGAGAGAATAATTAATTGGTTTAGAAGAAGAAGAAAAAGATATAACTTCTATACTGGAGCAAGTACCAGTAGAATATTAAGTAATTTTGTTACTTCAGGAAAAACAGCAGATAGTGAAATTAGACAAACAATAAAAGTTTTAAGACATAGAGCAAGAGATTTAGCAAAAAATAATGCTTATGCTCGTAGATTTATTAATGCTTATGTAGATAATGTTGTAGGACCAAGAGGAATGCATCTACAAGTTAGAAGTAGGGACCCGAATGGTGCATTAGATACATTTGCTAACTCATTAATTGAAATGAGATGGAAAGATTTTACTAAAAAAGGTAATTGCACAGCAGATGGTAAATTATCGTTTCTAGAAGTACAGAGATTGTTTGCTGAAATTTATGCAAGAGATGGAGAAGTATTAGTAAGAACAATTTACAATTTTGACAATCAATCTAAATACGCATTAGAGTTTATAGAGTCTGATAGGTTAGACCATGAATTAAATGACAATTTAAGTAATGGAAATATAATTAGAATGGGTGTTGAAATAAACAAATTTGGCAGACCAATCAATTATTATATTTTAAAAGTACATCCTGATGATAATTTTCATAGTCCAGCTACATACGAAAAAGATAAATACAATATTGTTCCAGCAGAAGAAATGATACATTTCTATCATCAAGAAAGACCAAATCAAACAAGAGGTGTTCCTTTATTGTCTTCATGTTTAAAACAATTAAAGATGTTAGATGGCTATATGGAAGCTGAACTTGTTGCGGCAAGAGTGGGTGCATCTAAAATGGGTTTCTTTAAATCAGGAGATGGAACTGCTTATACTGGGGAAGATAAAACAGATACTAACAATCCTATAATGAGTGCAGAACCAGGCACATTTGAACAACTACCAACTGGAGTAGACTTTCAATCATTTGACCCTCAACATCCTACAACAGCATTTAAAGATTTTACAAAATCTGTAATCAGAGCAATAGCAAGTAGTTTAAATATTAGTTACAACACACTAGCAAACGATTTAGAAAGTGTGAACTATTCTAGTTTAAGACAAGGTGCTTTAGAAGAAAGAAGTCATTATCAATGTGAACAACATAGAATGATAGAGGGTTTTATGAATATAATTTATGCTAAATGGTTGAACATGGCATTTCTAGCTGGTAACTTGTCCAATTTGCCTGATGGTAAATATAATAAATTTAATTCTCCAATATGGCGACCTAGAGGGTGGCAATGGATTGACCCTAAAAAAGAAGTTGATGCTTTACAAATAGGTATGAGTAATGGGTTTTTATCTATGCAAGATGTTCAAGCTGGTTATGGTAGAGATGTTGAAGATGTTTTTGCTAGTATACAAACTGAAAAAGAACTTGCACAGAAATATGGAATTCAAATAGCATTTGAACCATTTGGAGATAAAGGTATTCAACAAGTTAATGAAAAGGTTGAAGATGAAGAATAAATTGGATAATAACAAAGATATGGAAACAAAAATCAAATTAGGGCAAAAAGATGACGCTGAAGAAATCAGGGACAGGGAAATTTCTGATAGCAACGCACCTTTGGTATCAGAAGTACATGCCGAAAAAAAACCAAACGAAACAGAAGAAAATACTGAAAGTAGTGAGCAAGTGGAAAAAGAAAACCAAGAAGATTTAACTTACGAAAACAAATCAATAGAAAACAAAGAGAAATTAATCAAAAAAGAGTTTAGAACTTTCTCTATAAAAAAACCATCAATAGATAAAGCTGAAAGAAAAGTATCTATGTCTATTGCAAGTGAAGAACCATATCAAAGAACATTTGGAACAGAAATTTTGTCGCATGATAAAGGCGAACAAGACTTTAAGTTTCTTAATAGTGGGAGAGCACCTTTATTGCTTAACCATGATTTTGAGAAACAAATAGGT